TTGATTTTGATTTAAAGGTGTTTTAACTAAATTAGAAACTTTAGATGCAAATCTATCAGCAATTACTTTAAACATTTCAAACGCTTGTTGTTTGTTTATTTCTTTGTCTAATAAAGTTACACGTTTGCCATCAGCATAATATGTGTTACCATATCCTATTGTCGGTATTTTTGCACTACATAAATAAGGCTTTGCACTATATCCTTCAAATTCTGTAATAAGTAAATATCCAGCATTATTTAGCTTCATCTTTATTGTTTTTTTCTAATAAGTACCAACGTCTTAATGTATATCCTGTGGCAGCTATAAAAGCCAATATTTTCATTGCAGCATCTACATCAGTAAAAGATATTAAAAAATAAGTTCCTGTAAATAATGATAATTTTAAATCTAAAATGTATTGTTTCATTTTCTTAATCGTTCAACTATGTTCGTAATTCCTTCTATTCCTATGTAAGCTGTAGCAATAACAACCCAATCCGCTGAGGTTAATGTTCCACTAAATAAACCACCACAAGCTACCATAAAAACAAGCAACTTGCGAGAAATCCATTTACTTAATATTATATCTAATTGCTCTTTACTCATTCAAAAATTATTTTTTTCTATTTTCAATTTTTAAACCAATTATTAAATCATTTGGTATATATTCATCTGCTACTTTAACACAACCTGCAAAACTATGTACAGGATTGTTTGGGAATATTTCACTTTCAAAAACTATTTCAATATCACTCATTACATCAAAAGCATATCCATCAGCGTAAATAGCTTCTGTTATTTCTTTAAAATCAGCATCATAAGTACCTGGTATTTCAACTATCTTACCAATTTCAACAACTGCTTGTATTCCTTGCCCGTAACTCAATGAAGTAATACCATCAAATGTTGTTTCTATGTAAACTCCTTTTGCTAATAAATCAGCTATTGCAGTTTCTTTGTCTGTATAATTAAGTTTGTAAATTTCCATTATAATGTTGTTAAATTAATACATTCTGTATCTGTTAAAGCTATTGGAAATAATACAACACTATTGATATAACTTGAAGTTGTTGAATTTGTAACTCCTGTTTTTAAATTATTTATTGTTCCCACAGTTGTTGTTGTAGTTGACAAGGCTTTAACTCCGTTTGCAAAAAAACTTAAAGTACTTCCTGTTCTTTTTACGCACATTTTTCCTTTTCCAATTGTCAAAATATTTAATATACTAAGAGAAATTCCACCTGTTATATCTGTTATAGAGGCAGTTGTTCCGTCAACTCTTAAAATTCCTGTTCTAAGTGAAGATATATCAGTCGAATCTAAAATATATTGATTTCCTAATATAGGGTTTGTTATATCAAGAAATAAAACATAATCATTGACAATTAGCCCTTTTGATATAAGGTTATTATTTGAAATTAAATCTGCGTTACGTGTTACTGTAGATGCAACTGTTGGAATGTATGAAGTAGCGTATGAGCCTGTTTCCCATTGTGCAAAAGCAAAATCTAAATAACCACCATCAACTGTATTATTAGAATTATCTATTGGAGCAATCCATATAGCTTTTCCCGTAGAAGTACCTATATCATTAATCGTTAATATTATTTTATAAATATCAGTAGCGGGGTTTTCAAAAGAAGCAGTTAATCCTACAGGAACATTTGTAAAAGTTTTAGTAATAAAATTGAATTCACAATTAACAGAAGTTAAAACTCCAACTAATACATTATTGATTAGAAAAGCAACCTTATCCGTATTACCTTTTCTAATTAAAAAACTAAGTGTTTTTATTCCTGAAGCAAAAGTTCCAATTGTATTTACTACATTTCTTACTCCTGTTCCATTGTACACTCCATTATTAATGGCGTTTTTTGTTATTCTTGTCGATGTAAGTCCTTGTATACTCACGGCTGATGATAAAGTATAATTTGATTTACTCCAAACAGTTTGGCTTAAATCACCGCTTTGTAATATTACATTCGTCCTCTGCGGTTCTACCAATAAACTCGGACAACTTCCGTTTGTGTAATCAATACGTGGTATGTTTAAACGTGTTGTTGTAGGAAAATATTCTGTTGCTGTTGAACCAACCTCACATTGTGAACCCCAAATAAATCCGCCACTTGTGTTATTACCTGTAAATTGAGGTACGTTATTTGTTCCTAAAGTATACCCTGTAGATGGCAACATCATTATATTTTGTACTATATTAGTGCTTGAAGTTACTGCCGTAGCAGTAATTTTATACCAACCATTACCGATTAATGTAATGCTACTTGATATTAAAGCTGAAGTAGATACTATTGTTTGTGTAGTTAAATCATAAATTACATAAGGGGAGTTTAATGTGCCACCAAAACGAATAAATGCTTGTGTGTATTCTGACGACTTATAATATGCGCTTACTGTATAAGCAATTCCAACACTTGTAGTAAAAATTTGATAAATGATTTTATCTCCACTGACTGCTGAAGCAATTATTTTAGATGCAGTTGTTGTTCCATTAGGTGCTACAGTAGTATTTGCAGTAATTGTAACTCCTGATTTTACCCAAGCAGCATTTTCAAATTGCTCACTATATTGTAACAAGTTTCTCGGTACTACTTCAATCAATCCTGCACTATTAACTCTTGTGGCTGTTGTAGCACGAACTACGTCCATATCACCTGCACCACTTGATGGAATAACTGAATATAACTTACTTTCTTTATATGCGTTTGGCGTTACTATTAACGACGCTTTATCTAATAAACTCATATTTTACTTAAATTAGTTAATGTTGTATTTAAACAAGTTTCTGCTTCAAACAATCCGCTATCTGCTAAAACTCTTGTTTTAAAATTAATTATTATAGTTGGAACAGGCGAACCTACTATATCTGTTTCATTGTAATAACTGTTAAGATAAATCGAACCCCAACCAATTAGATTATTAATAGCACCTTGACCCCAACCAATAACGTTATTTACAGCACCTTGTCCCCAACCTATATTATTTGCCATATTAATAAACTTTAGTTAGTGTGAAATTTTGTGAACGTATTGAATTAGCAGCATTTGATGTTATCCATTGTGCTGTAATTGTTAATGTATTATTAACAGTTGTATTAAATACTGTATTACTAACTTGCCCAAAATGTGTTCCTTCAATAGCATTTGAAGCGTTTTTATTATAAGTAAATATACCATTTGCAAATAATTCAGCAACAGTTGCACCACCTATTTTAGTAATAGTGAAATCTAATATTAAATCCCAATATTTAGCAGTCGTAGCAGCTAATGTATATTGCAAAGCATCTATAATAGTTACACCGTTTGATTTAATATGTATATGTAGAATCTCATTATTAACACACGTTAAAGTTCCGCACATTTTAACTACAAAAGAATCACCAACTTTAAAGGTATTTGATGGCACAACTAAAGAACCTACTCCATTTCCTATTATTGATGCTTCGCCACTTGCATAAACTATTGGAGTGCTTAAAGCAGTTTGTGCATATAAACCAGCAGAAGTAATATTATTACTATATTGTGGTATATTTAAAGTAGAACCTACTAATGTAGCTACTCCATTTACACCTGTAGTTGTTAATGTTATATTATCTTGTTTAGTTGTGTCTAAATCAGTAAAATTATCATTTACTTTATCAAAAGCATTTCTTACTGTGTCACCAGTACCATCATTTGCAGTTGTTCCTATGTTAATTACTTGTATCATTTTTTTTATCTAATTTATTTAAAAAAATTTCTAACTTTTTTACGTTTACTTCTTTTGGTTTATATGTTTCTTTTATAGAATCCATCCTGTAAAATTTGCGTCTTTATCTGGGAATACATCAGCATTTGAATTACTATTGTATTCAGGAAATAAAACTTGGTTAAAACTCATATAATCTATAAATCTATTTGTATAAGATTGTGCAACATCACGCTCTTTTTCAATTAAAAAGTCTATTTCATTCTTTTCAACTGTAGTACTGTTTTCAGAATTATGTTTAAATACTCCTTTATTTGATACTTTATAAGCTGCATAAGGCAAGAATTCTACCATAGCCCAATGTATTACCATTGGTTTAATATATACGCTTAAAAGCGTTGTATATGGTGCTGCTAAATTACCTGCTACAATACCATCATTAATTTTGTTATATAGCTTTGTACCTAAATAATTCTGAATGTGTAATTGCTGTGCTTGAAAAATATACTGAGTATAAATATCAGGGTCTAAATTACCATTTAAAACAGTGAATTTAACTATATCGTTTGTACTTATAAATAAACCTTGTGCCATATCTTATTAATTTGTATATCCCA